ACCGGCCCGAGGAAACCGGGAATCAGATCTGGTGAACCGCCGCCGGCGCGCAGCTGGTGCACGATAGCCGGCTAAACCGTCAAGAAAACTTGACGGCGTGGACAACGTCAAGCATTCTTGACGGATGGAGACCTACGCAATCCGAAACCTGACCGTGGCCCGCCTGCAGGCCGTGACCGTGTCAATCCGGCCCGGCGCCGCCCCCGGCACCGAAGAACTGCAGCTGCTGGCGCACCTGTCCGCACTGGCCGAGCTGCGCGACCAACTGGACGCCCTGACCGGCGAGACCGCCCGCGCCGCGCAGGCCGCCGGCGTGTCCTGGGCGCAGATTGGCGGGCGGCTGGGCCGGACCAAGCAGGCCGTGCAGCAGCGATACAAGCAGGCACCCGCCGGCAGCGCCGAGCAGCTGCCGGCAGCTGCCCCCACCGTCGAGCTGCTGCCCGAGGCGGACGAGTTCGGGACCGTGGCCCTGGAGCTGGACGCCGCCCCCGAGCAGCCCGCCGCCCCCGAGCAGCCCGCAGCGCCCGAGCAGCCGGCCGCGCCCGCCGGATACCGGCCCGCCACGGACGGCCCGGCGACGGTCAGCCCGGTCACGTCACAGTTCCGCCTGGACGCCGCCCTGGCCGGCCTGAAAGTGACCGCGCACAACCCCGAGGCGTTCCACTGGTCGATCACCGTAGCCGACCCGGCCCCGGGCGGCGGCTGGCTGATGCTGACCCAAGCGCCGACGGCTGCCGGCGGATACTGGCACGCCTGGCACTGGGCGCCCACGGCCGCCGGCAAGTATCGCAAGATCACCCGCGCCGCCGCCCGGCAGACCCTGCAGGAGTTCATCGAGTCTAGGGACCGCTGGCCGGCCTGACCCGGGAAGGGCGCCCACGGGCGCCCAGCAGCGCCTCAGAGCGCCCCGCGGACCCCGGGCTGGGCCCCGGGGCCCGGGAGCGTGTTTGATCGCTCTCATGACGATTCTGCAGCGTATGGCCGGGGCCCTGGGATTCACCCGTGCGGCGACCCCGCCCGCCGGCATCGTTCCGCCGGCCCGCACCGCCGGGAACGTCGCAACCGTCGAATCATCCGTCGGGCTGATTCCGGTCTACCGCAACATTCAGCTGCTGGGCACCGCGGCCCGGCAGATCAGCCTGGACCAAAAGCGCACCTACGGGCGGACCGTGCCCGCCGAGGCCGCCAATTCCCTGATCAAGCGCCCCTGCCTGGACATGTCCCGCGGCGACTTCATCGAACAGACCGTCACGGCTATGGCCGCGACGGGTAACGCGTACTGGCGCCTGATCCGCGCCGGCGGGTCCGCGAACGATGCCGTGTTGAACGTGCAGCTGCTAAACCCGCACGAGGTCACAAAGACGGTCAACCGGGAGACCGGCGGGACCGCCTACAGCTGGCGCGGGCTGACGCTGCAGGCGCACGAGGTCAAGCACCTGGCCCTGTTCATGCTGCCGGGCGCCGTGTACGGGCTGGGCCCGATTCAGGCCGCCCGGGTCGATCTGGCCGGCGCCCTGGATCTGCGCGATTACGCGTCTAACTGGTTCAACGGGTCCGGGCAGCCCGAGGGTGTGCTGACGACCGATCAGGCCGTGACGAAGTCCGACGCCGAGGCGATCCGCGCCGGCTGGGAGGACAACGCCGCGCACACCCCGGGCACCCGCGGCATCCGGGTGCTGGGCAAGGGCGCGCACTACGCCCCCATCTATCTGAAGCCTGCCGACGCGCAGTTCCTTGAGTCCCAATCGTTCAGCGTCACCCAGCTGGCGCGCCTGTTCGGTATCCCGGCGTCGCTGGCCCTGGCCGCCGTCGAGGGCAAGAGCGGCACGTATCAGAACGTGTCACAGGAGTGGCTGGCGTTCTACCGTTTCACCCTCATGGCGTACCTGGGAAAGATCGAGGACGCCCTGACGGATCTGCTGCCGAACGGGTCCGTGGCCCGGTTCAACGTTGAATCGCTGCTGCGCCTGGACACCCGGGCCCGCTACGAGGGTCACGAAATCGCGATCAGGTCCGGCTGGCTGGCCCCGTCCGAGGTCCGCACGATCGAGGACCTGGACCCGTTCACGGCCGAGCAGGCCGCCGAGGTCGCCGCCCGCCCCGCAACACCCGCCCCCGCGAAGCAGGAGACCCCCGCATCATGACGAAAACACTTGAGCAGCTGCAGCACGGCGCCGGCCTGGCCCGCCGGTCCCTGGAGGTCCGCGCCGCCGCGACCGAGGGCGACCGGACGTTTACCGGGATCGCCGTGCCCTGGGATGACCCGGTGACGATCCGAGGTTTCTGGGGTGACTGGACGGAGCAGGTTGCCCGCGGCGCCGTGATCGAGTCCGACGGCGCAAAGATCTTTTGGCGGCACGGCGAGATCATCGGGCACATCACCGCGCACCGCGACGCCGACGCCGGCTGGGAGATTGACGGGCTGATCGCTGAGACCCGGCTGGGTGATGACGCCTACGCCCTGCTGCGGTCCGGGTCGATCGACAAGCTGTCGATCGGGTTTGAGCCCGTCGAGTGGACCGAGGACGAAGACGGCCACATCACCTACACCAAAATCAGGGTCCGCGAGATCTCGCTGGTCCCGCACCCCGCCTATGACGGCGCCCACATTTCACAAGTTCGATCCGCACGCCGAACCAACGGCACCGAAACCCGAAAGGCCCCCACCGTGGACCCTGAAACCCTTACCCGGGCGGATCTCGCCCCCATCACCGATCAGCTGGAAGAACAGCGCCGGGCCCTGGCCCTGATCGGCACCAACACGGCCCCGGCCCCGGCCGCGCCTCAGTTCCGGTCGATCGGCGCTTTCGTCAAGGCGATCGCCGCCGGCGATCAGGACGCCGCCGAGTTCCACCGCGCCTACACCGGCGCGACGACCGACGACGGGATCGTGCAGGATTCGTTCATCGGCACGTTTATCAAGCTCGCGACCGAGCGCCGCCGGATCGTAAACACGTTCCAGCGCGGCAGCCTGCCGGCGCAGGGCATGAATGTGGAGTTCGGCAAGCTGGTTTCCGACACGACCGCCGTCGGCAAGCAGGCCGCGCAGGGCGAGGACCTGGCCTACGGCAAGGTTCAGATCGGCACCGCCACGGCCCCGGTCGAGACCTACGGCGGCTACACGGAATTGTCCCTGCAGGCAATCCAGCGGATGAGCGTGCCCGTGCTGGACACCACATTCAAGGCTATGGCGCTGAAATACGCCCGGGCGACCGAGGGCGCCGTGCGTGCGCTCTACAAGGCCACGATCGCCGCGAACCTGGCCGGCGATCAGGGCGAGGACTGGCTGGCGCTGGGCGCCGCCGCGTCCCCGGATGAGTACCTGGACCTGATCGTTGACGGGTCCGAGCTGCTGGACGAAAAGGGTTTTGCGCTGCACGGCATGCACGTGTCCAAAGACGTGTTCAAGAAGCTCATCCGCCTTAAGGACGGCGACAACCGGCTGATGACCGTGCAGGGCACGGGGATCAACCAGCTGGGCACCCTGAACCTGTCGGCCGTGTCCGGCAAGCTGGCGAACGTCAACGTCGAGCTGCTGCCGACCGCCGCCGCCGGCACCCTGGCGTTCTACGACAATCAGGCGATTGAGACCCTGGAGAGCCCCGGCGCGCCGGCGCAGCTGCAGGACGAAAACGTGATCAATCTGACCAAGGCGTTCAGCCTGTACGGCTACCTGGCCGCTACCAACCCGTTCCCGTCCGCGATCATCCCGACCAAGGCCGGCGCCTAGTCCCATGCCGACCACCCTGGCCGAGTTTGTCAGTGCCGGCGCCGGTGACGCCGTGTTCCTGGCGGAGTGCACCGCCGAGGCTGAGGCCCTGGTGGACGCGCACACCGCCGGGAACCTGCGGGCCGGCGTCGAGGCGCTGCCCCCGGTGATCCGGGCCCGGGCGGTGCTGGAGGTCGGCGCGGATCTGTATAACCGGCGGGCGGCCCGGAACGGGGTCGCCGGGTTCGACGGTGAGAGCATGGCGCCCGTCCGGGTCCGTAATGACCCGATGGGCGCCTGCTACGCGACGCTGCGGCCCTGGCTGGCCCCGGTGATCGGATGACCGGCTACGCCCGCGGCGAGCAGCTGCAGCAGCTGGCCCTGGCGGCCCTGGAGTCCGCCGGGCTGGCCGTGACCGTGACCCGTGACCCCCGGCAGATCGGGTCCGCGCTGCGGTCCGGGCCGGTGCTGGTGATCAACCCGCCCGATGCCGTGTTCCCCACCTGGGACGCCGCCGAACTGACGTGGGAGCTGCACCTGATCACCGGCCCGCAATCGGACCGGGTCGAGGCCTGGGAGAACGCCGGCCCGATTATCGAGGTGCTGGCGCAGGCCCTGGCCGTGACCGGCGCAAAGACGCAGGACTACAGCGCCGGGCCCGAGCAGGGCCCGCCGTGGCCCGGCTACATCCTGACCCTGACTGAAACCATCTAAGGAGACCCGCCGTTATGGCAACCGTTGCACACCGCCTGGGCCCGGGATCGCTGAAAATCGGCGCGACCGGATCTGAAAAAGAGTTTGCGATCCAGACCACCAAGACCACCCTGACGCCGTCGGTTGATTCTGAGGACGATATCAACACCCTGGACGGCGGCACGCTGGGCGGGGATGAGACGGAGACCTGGGAGCTGACCGGCACCCTGCACCAGTCCTATGATGCCGATTCGCTGCTGGCCTACTGTTTCGAGAACCGATTCAGCAAGACCAAGGAGCCGCTGCCGTTTACGTTCGTGCCGATGACCGAGGGCGCTCAGTCCTGGTCCGGCACGCTGAAGCTGCGGGCCCTGGACATTGGCGGCGACGTGAAGAAGCAGAACACTTCCGACTTTACGTTCCCGGTGATCGGTGAGCCCGAGCTGGACGCCCTGGTCTAGCCATGTCCTACGCCCTGGCCAAGATCGAGGCGGACGCGCGGTCACTGGCCCGCATCCGGGCCGGGCAGCTGCAGGTCGAGGGCGGAAAGAAGCTGCGGGCGACGCTGGCGGCCGCCGGCGCCGACCTGGCAGACCTGAAAGCGGCCCACAAGGGCGCCGCCGAGATCGCCGCCCGGGCATCGGCGGATCTCGCCCCGGTCAAGTCGGGCCGGCTGCAGCGGACCATCCGGGCCGCCGGCACGAAAACGGCCGGGATCATCCGGGCCGGCACCAAGGCTGTCCCCTACGGGCCCGCCGTGCACTGGGGCCGGCGCTGGTGGCCGAATAAGGCCGCCGGCCCGTTCCGGCACTACGCCCCGATCCGGCCCAACCCGTTTATGTCCGACGGCGCTAAGAACAGTGAGGGCCGGTGGATACCGGTCTACGAGAACGCCATTGAAGAAATCCTGTACCGAATAGAGGGCAAGTAAATGAAGCTGACAGTAGTGACTATCGAGCTGGCGACCGGCGACGTGCACGAGGATCTGCGGATCACCATTCAGGACCGGCTGCGCCTGGAGCGCACCGCCCGGGTGAACAAGTGGGGCCCGATCGCGACCGACTCCCCGCACGTGACTGAGCAGCAGGTATTCCTGGCCTGGTCCGCCGCGACCCGCGCCGGGCACACGTCCGCGACGTTCGAACAGTTCCGCGACGCCGAGCTGCAGGATCTGGAGTTCAAGGCAGCCGAGGCCGAGCTGGGCGACCCTACCCGGCCGGGTCATATTCCCGGCTGATCGTGTCCCTGGCGCTGCGCACCGGCATAGCGCCGGCGGCGTGGGCCGCGGAGCCCGACGGGATTATTGAGACCGCCCTGGCGCTGCTCGCCGGCGACGACGACGACGACTGACCCGCCGGCGCGCAGCTGGCCCCCCAAACACCCCCGACCCGTCAAGCATTCTTGACGACCGACCGAGAGGCCCCCCGTGGCGAAAACAGCGATCCTGGCGATCAAGATCATTGCGGACGCGAAGTCTGCCGTGTCCGGCCTGGATCAGACGAGCGCCGCCACGGGCCGGTTTGACAAGGCCGCGCAGGCCGGCAAGGTCGCCGCGACCGCTATCGTGGGGTCACTGCTGGCGATCGGTGCGGCGTCCGCCGACGCGGCATCGAAACTGGAGCAGTCCACCGGCGGCGTTGAAACCGTGTTCGGTGATCAGGCGCAGGCCGTCAAGGATCTGGCCAAGGGCGCCGCGGACGCCGTCGGGCTGTCCCGCAACTCATACCAAGAGCTGGCGACGAGCATGGGCGGGCAGCTCAAGGGCCTGGGGGTCGCCGGCGGCGAAGTCGTCGGCACCACGGAGTCCCTGATCAAGACCGCATCGGATCTGGCCGCGACCTACGGCGGCACGACCGCGGAAGCCGTCGCCGCCCTGGGGTCCCTGTTCCGCGGCGAGGCGGACCCGATCGAGCGTTACAACGTGTTTGTGAAGCAGTCCGACGTGAACGCCCGGCTGGCCGCACAGGGACTGTCCAAGCTGGACGGCGAGGCGAAGAAGCAGGCCGAAACGCAGGCCCGCCTGGCAATGGTCACGGAGCAGACCGCACTGGTGCAGGGCAAGTTCGCCGCCGAGGCCGGCACCGCCGCCGGATCATCCGAACGGTTCAAGGCGCAGCTGGAGAACGCGCAGGCATCCCTGGGCACGGCGCTGCTGCCGGCCCTGACGCTGGGCGCGCAGATCCTGGGTCAGTTCGCCGGCTGGGTCGAGCAGAACAGCGGACTGGCGCAGGCCCTGGCCGTGGTGCTGGGCACTGTCGCCGTCGCCGTGCTGGCCGTGAACCTGGCCATGTCCCTAAACCCCATCGGCCTGATGATTATCGCCGTCGCCGGCCTGGCCGCCGGCGTCGTGGTGCTGATCAATGGGCTGGGCGGCATCGAGAACGTACTTAAGCAAATGGGCAACTGGTTCGCCGGGATCATCGGCATGATCAACGACGCCGCCGCGGCGCTGGGCCGATTCTTTGGCATGGGCGGCGGGTCCGGCGGCGGGAACGACGGCGGCGGGTTCTTTGGCCTGCTGGGCGCCCCCGGCCTGGCCCCCGCCGCGGGCGGCGGCGGGTCCTACGGGCCCGGGACCACCACCCCGCTGACCCGGTCCGCGCCGGCCCCCCAGTTCGGTCTGCTGGCCGCCCCCGCGCCGCTGGCCGGCGTCGCGACCCTGGCCGGCCCGGCCCCGGCCCTGCCGTCCGGGTCCGCCGCCGGGTCACGCGCCGCCGGCACCGTGGTGAACAACACCTATAACCTGACCGTGACCGGGGCCCTGGACGCCCCGGCAGTGTCCCGGCAGCTGCGCACGATGCTGGTCGATCTGGAGCGCGCCGACGGGCGCCGGCCCGCCGCCGCCGGCGGGGCCCTGGCATGAGCTACACCCCGGCCCCCTATGTGGTGATCGACGGCGCCGAGATCACCCCCGCCGACCCGTCCGCCGCGGCGTTTACCGCCGTCGCCCTGGACGGGTTCAGCGTCACCTACGGGCGCCGCGAGCTGCTGTCGCAGCCGTCGCCGGCGTCCGCGACCGTCGAGCTGATCGTCTCCGACACCTACCGGACCCTGTTTTACCGCACCTCGGGCAAGCGCCTCCAGATCGGCTGGCGGTCCGGGCCGGATAACCGGATCTGCTTCAACGGGTCGATCGCGTCGCTGCCGTTCACCTACTGGCGGACCGTGAACGGGCACCGCCTGTACCGGGCGACCGTGTCCGCGACCGACCGCCTGGCGGACCTCGGCAACGTGATAATCAACTGCCCCCTGAACCCGGACGGGTCCGACGGGCAGATCCTGGGATCGTCCGGGTCTAAGTTCGTCACCCCCGTCGAGCTGCGGACCGCTGTCTACAACATGGGCGCCTACAAGGTCTTTGCCGGCATCGGCGGCGGCGCCAATTTCTTTGACGTGACGAGTAACCACTTTTACAAGGGCACGACCGCGGCCCAGATCCTGGAAATGGACTTTGCGGCGACGCAGGAGGCGTTCAACTACGACCCGCACACCAACCGCCTGGAGGCGTACGGCCGGATGACCGGGCAGGGGACCTACCCCCTGACCCTGCAGCAGTCCGCCGCCGGGCCCTGGGAGATCGCCCCGCCCAACGGGGTGATGCTGCCCGGCTGGCGGGCCGAGGCGACCGCCGAGGCGACCGCGACCGCCGAGACCGGCGTCACGTCGATCACCGTGACCGGGTATGAGCGGACAATGTCGGATATGTCGCCGGCGGACCCGAAAGACTGGGCCGACGCCACCTGGACCGATCCGATGTATGGGTCCTACGTGTTCGCGCCCCGGGATTACCGGATCGACACCAAGGGCACCCGGTCCGCGCAGGGCGCCAACGCCCTGGAGGCGACCCGGTCCAAGGCCCGGGACCTGGTCGATGACGCGGCGCAGTTCGTGCACCCGCCGCTGCAGATCAAGTACCGCGACGGGTTCGCGGACGCGGCCGAGGCGCTGCGGATGATCGGCGGCATGGCGACCCGGTCCGTGTATTGGGTCGCCGGGTCCGTCTATAACGCCGTAGTCGGGCACGCCCTGACCCTGTGCCACATCGGCGGGCAGTTCAGCTACCGCCGGCCCGACCCGGACGCGCCCGGGGTGTGGACCGCCGGGCTGACGTTCGCCCCGGTCCGCGCCGGCACGTTCGCGACCGTGACCCCGATCTCTGGCGCGACCTACCCGGCCCGCCTGAACGCCGTAACGTTCGGGCAGCTGGGCCGGTCCGTGACCGCCGAAGCTCTCGCCTACACCCAAGGAGTCTGACCCCGTGACCATTCTGGAAACCCCGACCTACCGGTTCAAGTACATGGACGTAAACGAGCCGTACAAGAACCTGCCGACGGTCACGCAGGCCGTGGCCGAGCGGCTGGAGCAGGCCATGACCGACGCGCAGATACCGCCGGGCAACCCCGACCTCAACGCCGTCCTGGCCCGGCTGAACACGTTGGAGGACAAGACCAAGACCCGCAAAGCGAAGTTCACGGCGACGTGCACCCCCGCCGCGGCGACCATCACCAATCAGGGGGTGCTGCAGGCCACCACCGACGACGACAACGCCAACAATGACTTTTGCGCGCCGGGCCCCGCCGGGTTCCTGAACTTCACTATGCCCGGGGATTACCTGATCACCTACCTGGACTATTCCGCATCCAACCCCGGTGTGAAGCAGTGTTTCATCCGGCCCGCCGCCGGGACCGCCTACGCGTCCGACGACTCCGGCGCGGCGTGGGAATCTAACGCCCTGGCTTTCGTGACCGTGACCGCCGGCGAGCAGGTCAAGTTCAACGTGCAGCCGACCAACAGCGCCCGGTGTGACGCGATTATCAAGGTCAAGAAGCTGGCATGAGCTGGGCGCAGACCATCACCCCCGACCCGGCGATCAGCTGCCGGCCCGGCTGGTGCCTGGAGTACGTGCGGCGCACCTACGGGCTGCCGGCCCGCTACCTGACCGCTACCGAGGCCTGGGAGGCATCCCCGAGCAAACACCGGGACCGCAATTTCCCGCCCGGGGTGTGGGTCCCGGTATGGTACGCCCTGGCCGGGGTGCCCGCCGGGCACGTGGTGCTGCGGGCCCCGGACGGGTCCTGTTACTCCACTACCGACCTGGGCAGGTTCACACCCCGCCGACACCCGAACCTGGCGGACCTGGAGCGCGTCTACGCCGGGGCCGGGCTGCCCCTGACCTACCGCGGCTGGTCCGAGGACGTGGCCGGCACCCCCGTAATCACCCCGGCGACCATCCGGCCCGCCGGGACCCCCAACACGAAAGATTGGTTAGCTATGGCAACCGCTGATGAAGTCCGAAAGATAGTCCGCGAGGAAGTCGCCCGGGTCCCGTTCCTCTGGTTCAAAAACAAGTACGGCGACGACGTCCAGTTCGAGTCGCTGCTGGGGCAGCTGGATCTGAACGTCAACGAGAACCACAAGCGCGAGATGAGCGCCCTGGGCCGGATCGAGCGGAAACCATGAGCGCCCCCCGCGCCGTCGGGCCCGTGACCCTGGCCGCGACCGGCGGGGCCGGCGCCGGGTACGCCCTGGCCCTGGTGCTGGTCTGGGCCCTGGAGACCACCGCCGGCATTGACGTGCCCGGGTCCGTCGAGGACGCCGCCGGGCTGCTGCTGACCCTGGCCCTGGGCGCCGCCGGCGGCTGGCTGGTCCCATCCAAGCGCGGCGATCATGTCTGACACCGCCCCCGCCGCCGCCGACACCTGGACGCAGCCCGAGATAGTCCGCACGCTGGGCCGGATCGAGCGGAAACTGGACACCGCCGCGACCGTGGCCCTGGTCGAGTCGATCAAGGCCGATCAGCTGCGCAAGGACACCGAGCAGGACAAGGCGATCGAGCAGGTAGAGCAGGACCATAACAAGCTGCTGCTGATGATCGTTGGGACCGCGCTGGGCACCGCCGCTAGCCTGATCGCCGCCCTGGCGCCGCTGGCCAAGAACTAGGCCCCGCGCAGCAGCTGGCCCCCGATAGCCGGCTAAACCGTCAAGAATGCTTGACGGCCCGGTGCAGCAGCTGGCGCAGCAATTTGGATCCAAAAAAATGGGCCCCGGACGTTTCACACCGTCCGGGGCCCTGCACGTTCGGCCTAAACCTTACGGGCAACTGGCAATCTCACCACCGCACACCTTACCCGATCAAGCCCGGGCCCGCCGGTCCGCGCCGGCGTACCGGGCGCCGCCGCCGGCCTGCGCGCCGGCGAGGCGTTCCCCCGTCAAGATCCACCCCAGCGGCACCCCGGTGGCCATAGCCCACGAGAGCAGCAGGGGCCGGCCCGGCGACGCGGCCCCCGATTCTGCCCGGCTGATCGTGTTACGGGCGACCCCGACGAGGTCCGCCAACTGCGCCTGCTGCAGCCCGGCGTGTTCCCTGGCGAGGCGCAGGCGGACGGGCAGGGTGATCTGCGGAATCGTGCCCCGCGTGTAATCAGGCTTACTTGTCATTTGTCCAATCTAAGACACATGCACCCCGCTGAACAGGGGTCAAGTCACACCAATCAGGAAACAAGTAGCAGCTGCCCGCCGTGTTGCTTTTGCAACAATCCGGCCCCGTGTCTTAGGTTGGTCCCATGACAACCCCCCCTGATGAACTGACCACAAGGCAGGCCGCCGAGGCGCTGCAGGTCACCCCGCGCACCGTGTCCCGCTGGATCAAGGCCGGCAGGCTGCCGGCCCGCAAGGTGCCCGGCTATAACGGCCCGTACCTGATCGCCCCGGCCGCCCTGGCCGAGCTGCAGGCCGCGGCATGAGCGTTGAGTCCCTGGCCGTAGTCCTGCAGCATGCCCCGTTCGCGGGCCGGGACAAGCTGATCCTGGTTGGGATCGCGAACCATGACGGCGACGGCGGCGCCTGGCCGGCGATCTCCACTCTGGCCCGTTACGCGAACTGCAGCCCGGCGTCCGTGAAGCGGTCCCTGGCGGTGCTGGAGACCGGCGGCGCGATCACTAAGCAGGTACAGGCCGGCGGCACCGTGGAGACCCCCTACTGGGCCCGCACCAACCGTTACGAGATCAACGTTGAGTGTCCCGCGAACTGTGACAAGTCCCGCAAGCACAAGCCGATCGACGATGAGCTGCCGCCCGAGTCGATGCTGTGGATAAACCCCGGGTCACTGCTGGACCCCGGTTCAGTAGTTGACCCCCCCCGGGGGTCAGTTGCTGAACGGGGGGGGGGTTCAGTTGTTGAACCACTAACCAGACTTAAACCATCCAAGAACACTTACACCCCCGCACCTACCCGAAGTACCTCACCAGAGCGCGGCGCGCACAAGTGCTGGGCCTGCGGGCAGAACCACACGGCGCCCGGGTCCTACTGCCCGGCCTGCAGCGGCAAGGGCCTGAATAACCCCTGGATCGAGTGCACCGGCTGCGGCAACGTCCGCAAGCGGAATTACCCGGGGCAGAAGTCCTACACCTGCAGGGAGTGCGAACAAGAACAAAAAGCAGCTCTTGACGATGACGGGGCCGAAAGTTGAGCAGCCCGGCCCGCCTGCCCGACTACGGGACACCGGCACACCAGATCGACACGGAGACCCTGATCGTGCTGCACCTGCAGCTGACCGCCGACGCGAAAGAGCAGGCCCGGATCTCACCCCGGGCCGCTGCCCCGTTCAGCGCCGCCGCGGACACCGCCCACCACTTCATGTGGGCCCCATCCATTTACGAAAGGCCCGAGACGTGACCGCGCAGACCACCCCGACGGCGCTAAGGATCAATCCTGGCGAACCGATCGCGCCCGAGGCCGGCGAGTCCCTGGATCTGGTCGGGTCCTACAGCCTGCACGGCGTGGCCGAGCTGCACGAGGCGACCGGGCTGGGCCTGCCCGTGTCCGGCGACGCGCACAACGCCGCGACCGCCCGCCGGCTGCTGGCCGCCGAGATCCGCAACACCCGCCCCGGGCTGCAGCCCTACCTGGCCGAGCAGCTGCAGGACGCCTACGCCTACCTGCTGGGCACCGACCCCCGCACCATCACAGACAAGGACCTGAACAATGACTGAGACCACCGCCCCGACGCTGCCCGAGCTGCTGTCCGCGACCGTCGCCCTGCCGCCCGAGCAGCCCGTGACCGGGGAGCCGTACTGCGGGAACTGCGGTACGTGGTACGACCCGGCGGCGGGACACGACCATAACCACACCGTGGAGCTGCAGCCGGCATCCAGCCCGACGGCGCCCGTGTACCTGGCTTACGTCGCCGCCCGTGACACCCGCACCGAGGCGTGGCAGGCCCTGCAGGACGCTATCGGGGCCCTGGACGGCATCGGGCCCGCCCGGACCGCCTACGAGGCCGCTGCAGCCGCTGCAGACACCGCCCGCGGCGCCTACGTGCAGGCCCTCAAGGATCAGATCGAGGCCGAACAGTGAGCGAGACCGAGCAGGCCCGGGCCCGCTATGACGACGCCGAGAACGTAGAACGCGCCTACGCCGTGCAGGTCGCCCGCGCCCGGCAGGCGTGGAGGTCCGCGCCTACCCCCGAGATCGCCGCCCGGCAAAAGCGCCGGCTGACCGCCGCGACCATCCAGCACACCGAGGCCCTGCAGCAGCGGCAGGACGCGTTCAGCACCTGGCACGCCCTGCACACCGCCGGCGGACGGCGGGCCCGTGGCTGAGCTCTGGACCCCCGAGGAGTTCGCGACGTTCGCGAAGATCAACACCGATCAGGCCTCTAAGCTGCGGATCACCGGCAACGGCCCGCCCTACATCAAGCTGGGCCGCTACGTCCGCTACTTCCCGGGCGACGTCGCCGCCTGGCTGAAAGAAAACAAAACGACAAGCACCCGCGCCCCGAAAGGAACCACGACACGATGACCGAGACCACCACCCCCGAGGGCCCGGACGCCGGCGCCGCCGCCGTCGCAGAGTTTGAGCAGGCCCTGACCGACACCCTGGCCGTGTTCACTGATCAGCTGATCACCGCCGCGCAGCGCGTGGACCTGCCCGGCGGCTACGCCTGGCCGGCGCAGCTGGTGCCCTACCTGCTGGGCACCGACCGGGCCGCGATCGCCCGGCTGGTCGAGGACCGTTACGAGCAGCGCCGGCAGCGCGACGCCGCGACCCCGCACGGGCTGCAGGCCGTGGACGCGAACACCGGCTATTGCATCTGCGGCGCGACGTTCCCGGGCCCTCCCGCCGTGACCGTGGACGCCGTCCTGGCGCACCTGACCGAACGGGCGCAGGCCGCCGCCGCATGACCGATGACTACCTGAGCCTGTCCGGCGCCCAGCGTCGGGCGCTGCTGGACAAGGCGCTGCAGATCTACGGCTGGTCCTGCTGTATCTGCGGGCTGCCGATCAGGTCCCGCAAGCAGGCATCACTGCAGCACGTCATCCCGAGATCCAAGGGCGGCAAGACGGAGACCGCGACCAACAAGCCGGCACATGGTAAGTGCAACTACGCCCTAGGCAACCGGGTACTAGACCCGGTCGCCGCCCTGATCCATAACGGAGAGTCATGGTTTACAAGAGAATGAAGCGCCCGCGCTGCACCTGGCGCTGCACCGCCTGCCCCGAGCAGGGCCCCGGCCCGACGTTCGGACGGGCACGGATGCTGGCCCGCCTGCACAGCTGGGCAACCGGGCACCTGGTGCTGATCAACCTGCCGGCCCAACCATGACCCCGCACACAACACCCAACGAAGCGGACCGGCGCGCCGCAATGGGACTGCACATAAGCGAATGCCACCGAGGCCAATGCAACGGCTACCTAGGCGACTATGAAACCTACGCTTGCATCTGCTGGTGCCACCGTGACAAGTGAGGACTGCGGGCACGGTCCGCCCGACGTCTGCCGATGCACGATCGAGGGCGCTTTTTCCTGTCCGGGGGCCCCCGTTCCACCCCGCGCCAACCTGGAAATATCCCCCCAACACTCCACAAAAAAAGCAGAAAAACGGAGATCCTGACAATGACCGAGAATCAGCCCGAGACCGCCCGGACCGCCCCGGAGTTCACCCCCGAGCAGCAGGCCCGCGTGCTGTCGCTGCTGGCGGACGCCGGCATCGTGCTGCAGCCGTGGCAGCGCCGCCTGTTGTTCCCCCCAATGGTCACGGTGTTCTATGGCGCCCGGCAGCAGGCTGACCGCTGGGCCCGGAAGAACGGCGTGCGGCCCCGTGACGTGATCCTGGCGACCAACCCGGACGCCCTGCGCGGCTATACCGGCAGGATTCATCGGGTCGTTGATGGAGGTTGGCGCCCGACGTCGTCCCAGCAGGACCGGGTACGGGAAACCGAGCACAACATCCGAATGATCGAGGTCACCCGTGGCTGATCGTTCGGATGAGATCACGCCGGCGCTGCCCGGGCTGGGCCCGGTGCCCGCTGCGGGCCCCGGCGCGCCCGGCTACGTCGAGGCCGCAACCGTGGTGATGGTGGACAAGCTGCGCGCCGACGGATGGATCAGTGACTGGCACGCCGGCCCGGTCGCCCTGGCGATCGTGACCGCCCGCCGGGTCGATGCATCCGAGGGCCGCGGGGCCCCGTCCGGGCAGGCGAACCTGCTGCGCGCCATGAAAGAAATCTTTGAGCTGCTGCCGACCCCGGAGAGCGTATCGAGTGATGCACTGGACAAGGCGCTGGCGTTCATGATGTCCGGCGACGGCGCCGACGCCGGGGCCCCGGCATGAGCGTGCAGGCCCTGGAGAAACCCCCGGTCAAGTTTGACCATCACCCGGCCGCGAAGCATGCCCCGGCCCGGGATTACAGCTATCTGACCGAGGGTCACGAGATCGCGAAGCTGGCCCGGCTGCTGGGCAAGGAACTGATGCCCTGGCAGCGGCAAGTCGTTGACGTGGCGACGGAGTACCGGCTGGACACCTGGGGCCGGCGGATCTATCACTACCCGAAAGTCCTGATCACCGTGCCCCGGCAGTCGGGTAAGACGCTGCTGATGGGCCCGGTCAAGCTGCACCGGATCATGACCCGGCCCGGGATCAACTGCTTTAGCACGGCGCAGACCGGCAAGGACGCCGGGAAGCGGATGATGGACCTGATTAAGCTGGTGGCCGGGTCGCCGCTGGCCGGGATCTTCAAGCCGCGGAAATCGAACGGGTCCGAGGGCCTGGAGGTCCGGCAGACCGGCGCGCACGTCACCCGGTTTAGTCCGACGCTGGGCGCCATTCACGGCGAGACCCCGCACCTGGTGGACTATGACGAGATTTGGAAGTACAGCGAGGAGCTCGGGGACAACCTGCTGGGCGGCGTCGGGCCGGCGCAGATTACCCTGCACGGGCAGGCGCAGATCTGGATGATCAGCACCCGCGGCACCGCGGCGTCCGTGTTCATGAACAAATGGGTCAAGTCCGGCCGCGACGGGACCGCGCCCGGGCTGGCCTATTTTGAATGGTCGATGCCGGACGGCGCCGACCCCGACGACCCGGCGACCTGGTGGGCATTTCACCCGGCGCTGGGCAACACCATTACCGAGGATGCGCTGCGGGCCGAAATGTACGGCGACGGGATGACCCACGCCGAGCGGATGCGCGGCTACATGAACGTCCTAACCGAAGCAGAGGACCCGGTGATCACCCCGGAGGATTGGGCGCAGCTGCACACCGCGCCCGAGGGCATGCCGGCCCGGTCGGATCTGGCGATCAGCTACGAGGTCGCCCCCGGCAACGTCCGCGCCGCCGTGCTGGCGTCCTGGCGCGACGATGCCGGCATGGCCTGTACCCGGGTCCTGCACAGCGCCCCGGGCACTATCTGGCTGCCCGGCTACGTCCGCCGGCTGGCCGCCGCCTGGAAGCCTGCCGTGATCGCCGCCGACGACGGTGGCCCGGCCCGCCGTGTGACCGATGAGCTGACCAACCCGACCGAGGCGCAGCAGGCCGCCGGCGTCGAGGCGCTGGAGATCCTGACCCCCGGCATGCGCGACTACGGGACCGCCTGTGATGCCTGGCTGACCGCGGCCCGCGACGATCGGACATTCCGGCATGACGGGTCCGAGGTGTTCGCGCAGGCTATGGCCCGGGTGGTGCTGCGGACCAACAACGGCACCGAACGGATTGACCGGGACAAATCGGCCGGGCCCGTGGCCGAGGTGATCGGGTCGATCGTGGGGATCTGGGCCTACGATCACCGGCCCGAGGAAACCGGGAATCAGATCTGGTGAACCGCCGCCGGCGCGCAGCTGGTGCACGATAGCCGGCTAAACCGTCAAGAAAACTTGACGGCGTGGACAACGTCAAGCATTCTTGACG